CGAAGCCGTGGAGATTACTCCTAGACTTGGGCCTAAAGGTGGTGGAAGAGCAGCTTGGGCAAGGAAAAAGAAGAAACCTTATCCTTCTCCTAGAATAACAAAGAAAAAGACAAAAGAGTGGGAGAGGAAAACAAAGGAAGCAGGCCATACGTTTACTGTTCCGTCTCCCGGAGCAGGACGTTTCACCGGTAGACTTTAGCATGGCAAAGAAGTGGATAAAGAAAGCTATTAAAAAACCAGGACAATTACACAAGGATTTGGGAATTCCAAAGGGAAAGAAGATTCCCACATCTGTGTTAAACAAAGCAGTTAAACGTAAGGGGAAGGTAGGCCAGAGAGCGAGATTAGCAAAAACTCTCAAAGGCTTGAGAAAGAGATGACTGAAAAACAAGACAAGTTCATTGACTACTATTGCCGTACTGGTAACGCTACCCAGTCGGCTATTGAAGCAGGGTACTCTGAGAAGACTGCTAATCAGAAAGGATATGAGCTAAAGAAACTATTAAAAGAGCAGATATACGAAAATGTCCAGATAATTCTTCAGGACCGTATACCCGCAGCTTTGTACCTCCTGTCAGAACTAGCCCAATCGGCTGAGTCGGAATCGGTTAGACTTGGCGCGGTAAAAGACCTTCTGGACAGAAGTGGCCTTAAACCTGTTGAAAGGATTGAAACAACGTCTGTCGAAAGAATGAGTACAGCAGATATCCAAAGGGAGCTAGATGGCCTCCGCAAACAAAGACATTGAAAGAGAGTTAAATTTAGAACGAGAACTTCGGCAAAGGGAACGATACGCCAGGATTGACTCTTATGATCCGTACCCTTATCAGCTAAAGTTTCACCAGACAGGAAGAGAAGCTAACCAAAGACTCTTGATGGCTGCTAACCGCATAGGAAAATCCTATTGTGGAAGCATGGAATTGTCCTATCATTTAACGGGATTATACCCCGAATGGTGGGAAGGCAGAACATATTCTCAGCCCATCATAGCATGGGCCGGTGGCGTTTCTAACGAAACAACTAGAGATATTGTACAATTTGAATTATTGGGTTCCCCTGATGACCCCGATGCTTTCGGTTCCGGTACTATACCGAAAAACCATATAATAAAAACTGAACGCAAACCGGGAGTCCCTAACGCCAAAGCTGTCGCTTTAATCAGGCACGTTAGCGGCGGGAACTCTTCTTTATTCTTTAAAGCCTACGAGATGGGTGTTGAGAAATGGCAGGGAAGAAGTGTAGATTGCATCTGGTTGGATGAGGAACCAAGCAGAGATATCTACAGTCAAGCGGTAACGAGGACTCTGGATCGTAAAGGCATGGTTTATATGACCTTTACACCGGAAGCGGGAATGACCGAAACGGTAGCTTCGTTTATGAACAACCTCCAGCAAGGGCAGTCTCTCACAAATGCGACCTGGGACGACGCATCTGAGAAAGTAAAGTCCATGAAAGGGAATAACGGGCATCTAAACGAACTGGTAATGGAGCAGATTCTATCCTCCTATTCCCCGCATGAGAGGGAAATGAGGAGATATGGAAGACCTTCTATAGGCTCTGGCCTTGTCTTCCCTGTCCATGAAGAAAAGATAATGATTGATCCAATACAAATTGAGGATCATTGGCCGAGAATAGCAGCCATAGATTTTGGGTTTGACCATCCTACTGCTGTTGTATGGGGCGCAGTTGACGAGGATAGGTTCTATGTCTATGATTGTTACAGGGTATCGAAAGCTTCGCCTGCCGTTCATGCGGAGGCTATACGTTCTCGACCCCGTTTTATCCCCATTGCTTATCCCCATGATGGCAATAGACGAGATTCTATGGGTAATCCCGGTCTGGCTGACCAGTATCGTAATCTAGGATGTAATTTCATCCTTCAGCATTTTACAAATCCTCCTGCTTTAGGAGAGAACAAAGGATCAAATTCCATAGAAGAAGGTTTAATGGCGATGCTTCAGGCTATGGAGAACGATAACTTCAAAGTATTCAGCACTCTATCGGACTGGTGGGAAGAGTTCAGAATGTATCACAGGAAGGGTGGAAAAGTAATCCCTATTAGGGACGACGTTATGTCTGCAACACGTTATGCGTTTATGTCTCAGAGACACGCTATATCAGGCAAAGACCCGAAATGGACAAAGGATTTAGAATATAGAAATTATGGCATCATCTAAAATGACAGAAGAAGAGTTAGTCACAAGAATTCGGGGAGAAATTACCGATTCTTTGGGCTATATGGGAGACACTATATCTCACCAGCGCGAAAAGGCCATGCAATACTATTATGGTCTTCCCTTCGGAAATGAGGTGGATGGACGCTCTCAGTATGTAGATTCTACAGTTCAGGATACTGTTGAATGGATAAAGCCGTCTTTAATGAGGGTGTTTGCATCTGGTGACGAAATGGTAAAGTTCTCTCCCAGCGGCCCGGAAGATGTTCAGATGGCTGAACAGGCGACTGATTACGTTAACTACGTCTTTACAAAAGATAACCCAGGATGGGAGATTCTTTACTCTTGGTTCACCGATGCACTCCTTTCTAAAAATGGTATTGTAAAAATTTGGTGGGATGAGTATGAGGATTGGAACAGAGAGGAATACCAAAGGCTCAGCGAGATTGAATTCGAGACTTTAATTCTTTCAAATAATGTTGAGGTTATCGAGCATACTCAATACCCTGATCCGCAAGCGCAGAATCTTTCAATAGTGCCGGGCGCTACTCCTGCTATGCTCCATGATATCGTAATAAAAAGAAAGAGTTATACTGGAAAGATTCGTATAGAAAATGTACCGCCTTCAGAATTCTTAATTGCCAGAGAGTCGAAGACTATACAGGATGCTCGATTCGTATGCCATAGGACTGAAAAGACTCTCTCTGAATTAAGGGAGATGTATCCTGAAAAGAAACTTGAAGTAGAAGACTTGCGAGGTGGTGGCGAAGATATGGCTGAGTTCTCTATGGAAAGATTAGAGAGATATGACTTTGACGAATCAGCCAGATATTGGGAAGGTTGGGGCGATTCAACTTATGGAGAAGATGGATTAAGAACTTACTGGCTACATGAGTCTTTCCTAAAAACAGATTTCAATGGGGACGGGATCACCGAGTTAAGGAAAGTCTGCACTGTTGGTTCTACTGTTTTATCAAACGAAGAAATTGATAGCGTTCCATTTGTTTCCTTGACTCCTGTAAAGATTCCACATAAATTCTTTGGTTTGTCTGTTGCCGATCTTGTCATGGACCTTCAGCTAATGAAGAGTACCCTGATGAGAAATCTCATGGATAATATGTACAACCAGAATTTTGGTCGATACGCAGTCCTTGAGGGTCAGGCGAATCTAGATGATCTACTCACGCAACGCCCAGGCGGAGTAGTAAGAGTGAAGTCTCCGAACGCCGTAACACCATTAGCAACCCCTTCTCTTGAGCCTTATTCGTTTCAGATGCTTGAGTATCTTGATGGGGTACGGGAATCAAGGGCAGGTGTGTCAAAAATGAGTCAGGGCATGAATGAAAACGCTCTAACCTCGCATACAACTGCTACCGCCGTTAATGCTGTTATGTCAGCAGCCCAGAGTCGTGTCGAACTGATCGCACGAAACTTTGCAGAAACTGGCGTGAAAGAACTTATGTACCGGATATATGAGTTACTTCTAAAGAATCAGGACAAGGAACGAGTTGTGATGCTTCGCAATAATTGGATTCCTGTACGCCCCGATGCTTGGAATGACAAATATGATTGTACTGTAAGTGTTGCGTTAGGGAATGGAAACAAGGACCAACAGTTAGCACATTTGACTGCAATCATGCAGTTTGCAGGACAGGCAATGCAGGGAGGCTTACCGATAGCGACTGCTCAAAATATGTACAATATTGGCGCAGCTATGGTAAAGAACATGGGATTCCAGAATGTACAAGACTTCTTAACGGACCCATCTCAAGCACCCCCACAACCCAATCCTCAACAGCAAGTAGCACAAATGGAATTAGAGCTAAAGCATAAGGAGCTAGAAATAAAAGCAGCTGATGTTCAAGTAAAGCAAGCGAAGATTGAGCAGGAGTACCAGAAAAATGCTGTGGACGCGCAACTTAAAATGGCCGAACTTAAACTTGAAGAAGAGCAAGAAAGAGGTGTAGCTATAGGATGAGCAATGAATTAAGAGAGGAGCACGCTAAACGCCTCCTCGATGATCAGTTGTTTGTAGAAGCGTTTGACACTTTAGAGAAAAATTTATTAGACACTTGGACACATTCAAGTGTGAACGATGTTGATAGCCGTGAGCAGTGTTGGCTATCTTTACGACTCTTGGAACGGATACGCCTCCATTTAACCAGTATTATTGAAACTGGAAATATGGCGAGGAAGATTCAAGAATATCAAATATAAGGAGAACCACAATGGCGGATACGCAAACAGCCCCGCATCCGGCTACAGAGCCGATACCAGCGTTAGGTGGAAGTGTTACCGAAGCGCAAGAGGCGTTACTCAGCTTACT